CCTGAATATCATGAACACATTCGGAGACTAGAAAATAAAGAACGATACATCCGCGCCACCACCGCCAACAAAGTCAAATACGATACTGGTAATACTATCCTTTCCGGCTCTGTGATAACAAGTGTCCTTGGTACAATTTGTAATGCATTTATACATTACTGTGCCTTACGACACCATCACGACAAGAAAGAAGCCTACCGTGCTCTTGGCATTTACGGCGGTGATGATGGCGTAACATTCGACCTACCACCCAACACTCTCATGCGCACTGCCGCAAAGTTTGGCATGTCCTTTCGAGGTGAAGCCATATATGCTGGCGATGTTGTCCCATTTCTAGGTAGAAATTACGTAGATCCATGGACCACAACTGAGAGTTTTTGCGATGTCTTACGGCAAATGCGTAAATTACATCTTACTGCTACCCCGAAGACTGTCCCGAATGAATTAGTTCTTTATCGCAAGGCAATCGGGATAATGAACACCGATTGGAATACCCCTTTCATATCTGACTGGGCCAAGAACATATTACGTGTGCTCCCAAACGAAACACACGAAGCGCGTAAATACCACATGACTGTCGTCGATCGAAGTTATTGGTCTAAGTATGCCCCTGAGGATCAATTCATTCCATGCCAAGACATCGACATGGCTAAGGATTTTATCTGTGACTCTCTCGGCATCACCATCGCGCGAATGGAGGAAATTACCGCCGTATTTGATAAAGCCACGAAATTAGAAGATTTCTTTTTGTGCAAATTATTTAGCACAGACATGAAAGTACTAATTGACGCCATCGTTGGTGATGAGTTAGTTCGCGCCCAACCTCGGGTGACAATTCCCGAGAAAGTCGCTAACAATGCTAAACTCAAAATCAAAGTGTGCCGTTATACTGAAAAGCAACAAACTTGTCCTCATGGCGACAAGTGCTTATTCAGCCATTTCCTACCACCCAAACAAATATGCCGCCATGTTATCAACAAAACCTTTTGTCCTCGGGGCAAGAGTTGTAAGTTTGATCACGGCATAACAACTAAGGAACGTGTCACCGCTAAACGCGGCGGCCCGGGTAAACTCATTACCCGTAAACTGAACAAGTAAATTCACCGTGACTTACCTCACGGTGTTAACGAAAAATTAAACCATGCCTAACAATAAAACTAAGCCCCAACGCCCCGGACGCGCTAATAACACCCGATCAGTCCCTAACAAAATAACACGTGCTGTAGTAGCCAAGAATGTCACTACTACAACGCGTACGCCAACCGTTACACAGAGCAACCGTGTGGTTACTGTCACTCATCGCGAGTACATCGCAGACGTTACTTCACCTAATGCTTCTTATAGCCTCGGTAGTTATTCTATCAACCCTGGTCTATCTGGGTCGTTCCCATGGCTATCGGCGATATCTGGGCGTTTTGAGTCTTATATCTTTACTCGTCTTCGGTATATCTATGAACCCATTTGCCCTACTACGACTCCTGGTTCCATTATGATGGCTATTGATTATGATGCCGCTGATACTCCCCCTGGCTCCAAAGTACAAATTATGTCGTATGCGGATGCTAAGCGAGTATCTCCCTGGGATCGAGTTGCATTTGACGCTAAACCTTCGGATTTGCACAAATTCGGAATACAGCGTTTTGTCCGATCTGAAACTGTCGGTGGTGATATCAAAACCTTTGATATCGGCAACTTCTTTATTTCTACTCAAAACACTCCTCCGGATGCTACCTCACTCGGAGAATTGTATGTTGAGTACACTATTAGGTTGTATACACCACAAATCAATTCTGGATTGGCAATCCCCTATACCCAAGAGGCACAGCAAACCACTATCACTCTGCCCCAAGGTAAAGGAGCCGCTTCATTGGTCGCAACATATTTCGGACTCGGAAACTCACCCCTTGCTTGGTTGGATCCAACTACACTCACCAATATCAATCCAACCTTGTTGATCAATGGCAACGTGCTTCGCAACATGCTCGGTATATTCAAATCAAATAGCAATGATTTTGGATTCCCATACCGCTCATTTGCCAACATGGCACCAACAGGTGCCTTGCGCTTTGCCATTATGGGTGCCCCATTCGAATCATCTACCACCCCCAATGAACTGTTCAAAGTCTACAAGATATCTAACAGTAGTACTTTTGATGCTGGCGGTGGTATCTTCCCACTTCAACTCGTTCGCAACACTTCAAGACCTCTCACCCTAGAGTTCGCTTTACTCCCCAATGCTAGTGATTATCAACGCTTCTCGCATGATATCCCGTCTAGCACCTTTGAGTACGCTTTCCCTGAGATCGATAT